CGTGTAGTTCATGCCACCATTCTTCTTGACGCTGATGACTTGGTTGACAATCCAGCGGACGAGGTCCATCCAAGAAAGGGCCGCGGCGAAGGAGAAGCCAGCGGCAACGGCGTTCAAGGATTGGGATTCGAGCTCTTGGCTGACGAGAGTAACGGTTTCAGCAGCGGTAGACATTTTATATATTAGCCATAGAAAATTTATTCTGGGAGTAATTCCTCCACAAAAAGTATCTTCTTATATTCCTTCTTCTGATACCCTTTCATCTTTGGTTTGTCTGAATCCGACTCCGATTCCGATTCTGAATCGGAGTCCGAGTCTGCGTCGTCTGCTTTGAACTCCTTATACTCTACTTCGGTCCATCCTTCTGGGTCATTGTCCATTACTATCTATAGCATTTTTTATAAGTTCTTCCGACGGATTCGATGGAACCCACGTGTCCCAAGAATCTTTTGCATCATTGATAGCCTTGAATCTCGGATCATCGCCTGTGTACCGCGTGAATTCCACTTCACCTTCTTCGATGATGTCCACGTCGTCTTCCTCATCTCCATCATCTTCGTATATCTCTGGGAAATACGAACCGATGTGCTGTCCTACTTCATGCATGGCGCAATACTTCATCGCGTATTCCACGTCTTGCATGAGTACCGCATTTCGCCCACACGCCTTGGCGTATTCGGCCGCGAGCATCATACCTTTTTCAATCACGGGAGTGATGATATCAATCATTGTTTTGGCGAGTTGCTCGTTCTGAGCACTCGCGTCGCCTGTGAGATCAAAACCTGTCTTCATTATGTTTCAAATAAAAGCTTAGCAGTTCCGTTCTCCACACGGAGTATGTTATAACTTTGCGCGTACACTCTAAGTTGTTTGTCTGGTGTGGATGGGTAGTCGAAAAGTCCGATTTTCAACAATTGATTCTTTATGTTAGAGAAGTTCAATTGACCCGTGGGGTACCAGCGTTCTGGTTCTAACCCAAAATTATACATGTAAAAACGGCGATAAATGGGTGTTCTCGAGTGATGTTTACCTGGCTGTATAGCTCTTATGTGTACCAAATTTCCAGTGACGTCATTGAGAACCTCATCTCCATCGAATGTCAAACCGATGTACTTGACTTGTTCGCTGTTTGTGAAAAGTTTATGACTGTCAAAGTTGGACAAAGAAGAATACTGGAAAGGTGTCGCGAAATCGTTCACAGTCTCCGGATCGTTATCAAACTTATCTTGTACGATGAAAAACAATTCCTTGACTGAATTTCTAAATTCTAGACGGGCTTCATGTTCGTTACACTCAAGCGCCGCGTTGTATCTGCCATCCACTGCATTCAAATCTATTTGATTTTGTTGCGTCTGTGTTATCACGTAATCCACGCGATCTGGGAATCGCTTTGTTTTTTCATCGAGACTCACCATTTCAAATGTGGGTTTCATGTCCTTAATGAGCCCCGTTGGGTTTTGACCTATGTAGTAACTCTCACTCGTATCATTTGTGGAATGGTCTATCACCGCGAATATACACTCCTCTACCTTTCGCAATTTTATGACGATCTCTATTTCCTGTTTAGTGATGGCATACAGAGGTATCGCGAGTTCTGGATACTGGTGAAAATAGAAAGGGATATCGACTCTATAAGATGTCTCAACCTTCGATTCAGCGAGGAGGTTTTCTCTTATTTGTTTGTAATAATCATCAAACACGGAGAATATTTGGAATGGTTTACCCACGAGTTTTGCCAGGGATCTCTGCTTAGATTGTGTGACACACAATTCGGAATGTATAGCTAACATATCCGAAGGTACACGTTGTATGAGAGAGCCACCTATGTAAATATCAGCGTACTCTATCATGGCTTGTGCTATGGATTCACAATACGTGATGTGATCGTATCCACTCACTAAACCTTGATCGATTGGATTAAGTGTAATTTTAAGACTCACACCTTTGAGCAGATCTCCTTGGTCTTGTGGAATGGTGCATCGCACTTCTTCACCGAACTCGATGCGCCCATCGAACTCCAAGTCTGTGTAAAACTTGGAGTAGTTTCCATGCTTTTTGAAATTTTTTATGAAATACGTGTATTCTGGGTCATCTGTGAACAACCTGTCCTGTGGACCCACGGCCTCTAATTGAACTCTACCGGCCATTACTAATATTAGACTCTAAAATTTTAAACCAGCTATGCCACCATTTACTCGAAGCACATTATAGTTCGATGCGTATACGCGGAGCGTGTGATGGTGCGATGCGTTTGGTCCATCCAATTCAACCTCAAGAAGTTTGTGAATGACACGACTCATGTTCACTTGACCGGTCGGGTAATACGCTTCCGGTTTCAAAGAGAAACTGTACACACCGAACTCAAAGTTTTCGTTTATGGCGTTTGTGTGGTGTCGTAATGGCTGTTCCGCGGAGAGCTGAAGATTGTCTGCATCTATCACAGTGTTATTATTGAATTTCAGATTTACATATTTTATGGGTACGTGTGCTCGCGTTGTGTCGTTTGTGGCAATAAAAAACAGTTCTTTGACTGGATGTTTGAAATTGATCATCACCGAACGCTTAGAAACACCTGGGTTCATGCGTATCTCCGCGACTTGTGTTTGAGTTATCACGTACTCGATGGGTCTCGTGAGTATGAAACTCTTCTCCTCTTCTGTGAGGTACACGAAATCTGTGAACAAACTCATATTTCTTAATTGCACGTCGCACGTTATGGATGTAGTGGAATACGCGGATGTACTTAAATCATACTCCACTGTGAGTTCATTCACGGGTCTGTATTTTACCTTCACTTCCACGAGTTGGCTTCTTAATCCACACACGGGAATCGCGAGACTCGGGTGTCTGTGAAAATAGAAAGGTAATTGTACTTTGTATTTTTGAAAGTTCGTGTACTGTGGATACGTGGCATCATTGATGATTGGATAACTGTTATGGAGTGTGGTTGCCACGAGGGTAAAGTCTGCATCATTTTGTGTGTAGTGTAGTTGGTTATACATGTATATGTACTCTCCGGTGATGCGCTGAATCGTCTGACCACCTATAACGAGATCGGCGTACTTAATCATCTTCGTGGGCGTAGACGTATTCCAACGAATTTGTTTGACTTTGAGCGTAAGAAATTTCGTTGGATCACTCACAGATGTAATGACAGCGGAAGTGTAATCACCGACGATGTTTATTTCTATGTTGAGCGTTATTCTGTAATTTCCGCCTCCTAAATCCTCCTTTGTGAAATCATTCACACTCACACCCGAAATATTCATATCTTCTGTGCTGTTAAACACGTATTCGACCCCTTGGTACACGGCGAGCTCACTGGTTTCAACCGCGTCTACGTATATGGTACCGTTAGTGGAACCGGTCGCAATCACGTATGTGTCCCCTTGTCCAGCCACGGGTGCGGGAGGTGGAAGATCTACGTTTATGGTGACACCTTTCAACAGGTCACCTGCGTTGTTTGGTATGCGAGCAGTGGTTTCGTTTCCGTACTCTTCGAAGCGCTGGAGCGGAACTTCTATTTGCTCGAAGGAAAACTTTGTGTGTCTTCTAAAACGAGAAAGAAAGTGTGAATATTGTGGTTGTTCGGTCAACCATCTGTCCTGGATACCAGTGGTTGCGAGCGTCAAACGACCCGACATTCCTATTATTTGTGAGTAAAATTTTGCTAAATAAAACGAGACACTAAAGTAGAATGAATATTCAGTTGCGGAAATTCAAGCCGGAGACCATGGACGATGATCGGATATGTGTCTTCATTGGCAAACGTAACACAGGTAAATCGACGCTCGTCAAAGACATCATGTACTACAAGAAACACATACCAGCAGGGATTGTTCTATCAGGCACAGAAGAAGGAAACCACTTTTACGGAAATTTCATCCCAGACGTGTGTGTCTATGGAGATTACGACGGTGAGGCCGTAGACAGGGTTTTGTCCAGGCAGAGAAAGCTCGTGGGTACCAGAGGGAAGAACAAAACAAACGGGGCATTCATGCTTCTGGATGATTGCATGTATGATTCCAAATTTTTGAAGGAGACCAGGATACGTCAGTGTTTCATGAACGGGAGACACTTTAACATCTTCTTCATGTTGACGATGCAGTACGTGATGGACCTTCCACCGGCTCTTCGCGCCAATGTTGACTATGTGTTTATACTCAGGGAAAACATCATACAGAATAGAGAAAAGCTCTATAAATCCTTCTTTGGGATATTTCCCTCGTTTGATATGTTCTGCAAAGTAATGGATGCGTGTACAGAAAACTACGAGTGCCTTGTATTAGATAATACTGTTAAATCTAATAAAATACAGGATTGTGTCTTCTGGTACAAGGCTAAAATAAGAAACGGATTCAGGGTTGGGAGTCCACAACTTTGGAGCATGCACAAGAAAACGTATAACCCAAAATATTTGGAACAACAGGAGGCGGACGCAAAGAATGCCACCAAGAAAACACGCCTCACCGTTACGAAACGAAAATGACGATGCGTCACTAAGCGATTTCAAAAAAGTCAGCCTACATAAATGTCGACTGACGTCCGGACGCTGAATCTCTCTGAAAATGACGATGGAATGGTGCCTCTCACGACTTCTTTCGTGCAACAAAACCAACCCGAAAAAAATGTGAGTCAAAATAAAGAAATGACCATGGATTCCACTCCAATCTCCGACATCATGGGCCAACCAGAAATGCCACTCGAACCCCCAATGATGGAGGCCGACCCACGCGTGCAACAGCCAGTTGTCATGCAACAGCCCATGGTTATGCAACCACAACAACAGCAGCAACAAGCAGCTCCACAAAACAAGAACCCATTCAACCTTACTGATGAGCAGATGCAAGCCGTCATCGTCGCGGCGTGTACTGCGGCTGCCATTAGTAAGCCAGTGCAAGAAAAGCTCGCCAACTACGTTCCACAGTTCTTGAATGATCAAGGACACAGAAGCGCGGTTGGTCTCGCGGCGACCGGTGCGGTCGCGGCTGGTATCTTCTTCCTTCTCAAGCGTTACGCTTAAATGTAGTGGACGTAGATTTGTTTACCGAGCATGTAATAGTTAATAATCATAGAAACCATCAATGTGGGTATTAAAAGTGTCAGAGTAGTTCCTGTGCTTTCAATATCCTTCCCGAAATCACCGACCTTTTGCGCGAGCGTCTTGTTTTGAACGTAGGTCGCGAAGAGACCGAACGACATGAGCGAAGTCCACATCATGAAATTGTAATCGACACCCAATTTACCGAATTTCTTGTATCCACGCGCAATCAGATTGATGAGTTGTGGAACCGCAAAGGTAAGCAACGCGGCGTTCGCCCACTTCTTGGCTTCAGGTTTAGCTTCGCGCGTGAGCAATGGGCTATATATAGTGAATAGTACCAAAATCCATAGGAGTATAAGAAGTGGGAGTTCTCTCATTTATGATAAACATATATTATTTATCCTGAATGTGTTTACCACAGAACTTGGTCTTCTCTGGTATCTCTTGGTAAACACCTATGGCGACGCACATGCTCTTGAGCTTGTCGTACTTTTCCCAGTATTCTGGACTGTGTGAATACTCGTCGACCGTACAGTGCGCCAATTCGTGTATCAACACGTGCATGATTTCGTTTGGTTCGCCGTCTACGCAGAGACCTATCTCGTAGCCCTTGTTCACGTTGTACCCAACACTCCCGCCTTGCGCTCGGTGATGTGCCGTGATTGGGATCTCGCGGTACAAGTTTTGGAATTCTTCGTTGTTCGTTTCACGCAAGTGTTCCCTGAGGCGCGCGTATCTCTCCTTGACGATGATTAGGTTCTCTGGTTGTTTTGTGTTTAAAAGTATCAATAGATTTACAATGACTAATAGAATGGCGATCATCATCTCTTATAAGTAAATATAAATTTCGAGTACAGTTCAGATATGGAATTTCCGCGAAGGGGTTCCCATGTTTTCAGTCTAAATCCTAGTTTTTCTAATCGCGTGACTAACAAATCTTTGTGTGCGATGGGCTCGGATTTTGCACCGTCTTGGTAATACGGTGTGTCCACCAAGTGCACAAATAACTTTTCCCCGAATTGCCCATGACTCGTTCCTTTCATCACGAAAAAACTTCCCGTTTCGTGATTTAATGGTGTTTTGAATATGACTTGGTTTGAATCAGGTATGATACCCACGAGCTTACCACCAGGTTTCATGCGTTTGGCGATCTCTTTGGTCGTGGTCATGAACAGGTCTTCTGTGGCGAATATGTAGTGTAACGAAAAGTTATAACATATAGTGTCGTACTTTCTGTTTGGAACAGACATGATATCCCCGTGGTAGAAATTGATACGCATCTTATAAAACTTTGCCCGTGTCTTTGCCTCCTCGAGTGCGTCTTCACACGGTTCACACATGCTCACGTTGACCTTCGCGTGTTTCCATTTACCTATGTCACCCCCGAACCCACATCCGACGTCTAACACGGCATCCCCTTCATTAGATACGGCTCGTATCAAATCACGTTTTTGTTCGTTATGGTGTTTGCGTATATCTTCCATGACTTAAAACTTAGACCTTATATAGAATTATGAAGCCTTTTCTTAAGTGGGTTGGTGGAAAAACACAAATCATACAAGACGTCTTAGGTGCTTTTCCTTCCGAAATAAACGATTATCACGAAATTTTCGTGGGTGGCGGAAGCGTGTTGTTGGCGGCTCTCGAAAAAGCAAATGTGAAGGGGAAATTTTATGCTTACGACTTAAATAAGATTCTCATCGACACGTACAAAGATATACAGACACGCCCAAAAGAACTACAAAAGGAAGTGGATGAACTTTTTAGGGTATACGACTCCATAAACGGTACCGATATTAACCGCAAACCCACAGACGAACAGGAAGCTTTGACGTCTAAGGAAAGTTATTATTATTGGGTGAGACACCTATACAATACGGGTACACAAAACAAGACTGCTATGTTTGTATTTCTAAATAAGACATGTTTTAGGGGTGTCTATAGGGAAGGTCCTAATGGTTTCAATGTACCTTACGGGCACTACAAGACAACACCTGCCGTACCAGACCTCATAAAGGTGAGTGAGGTCATACAAAAAGTCGAGTTCACACACTGTGATTTTAGAGAAGCTATACGCCGAGCAAAACCGGGTGATTTCATGTACCTCGACCCACCGTATGCGCCTGAAACGAAAACATCCTTCGTGGGATACACAAAGGATGGTTTCGGAATGAAAGACCACGAAGAATTATTTGAGATGACGAAATCGAGTGGCGCGCAGTTTGTCATGAGTAACGCGGGAGTTGATTTAGTGAGAGACGCATTTTCTGATTACACTGTGACGGACATTAAAGCTAGGCGAGCGATAAACAGTAAAAATCCAGCGTCTAACACGACTGAAGTGATCGTTCGGTCATCCAGTCATTGATGGCTTCT